GAGTCAAAACGACAAGTATATACAAGTCGTTAATGGCGGATATAAGTTGTACCATCAAACTTGTGGTCAACCTCAGGGATTGTTGGGAAGCTTTGACGCTTTCGCCTTGGCACATCACTTCATTTTCCTAATGGATATGAAATTGTTAGGTTTAGAAGAGCACTCCGCTAGAGAGTTTTACTCTATCTTAGGAGATGATTCAGTATGTACATCTATTGTACCTGAATACGAATACTTCTTACCTGATAATCGACAGGTAGATAGTGAGGGAATTCAACGTTCTGACATTGAATTAATTCATTTTGGAATCTGCGAATCTTTTGCAGGATTCAAGGTAAATTATGATAAGTCGGACTCGACTCACTGGGATAGTGGAGAAGCAAAATTAGATTTTGCTAAAGTTACTTATCGAAATGGTAGCTTATTTACTCCCATTCCGTTCCGATTGGCGATGAATTATTCATCCGGTCAAGATGCCAAATTAGCTGTTGCTATCTGGCGTGGAGATCGTCATGATCCTTGTGCTAAGGATTATATGGATTTGATACTAGAATCTTGTGATCCAGTAGTAAGGGATATTGTCAAGTCAGGAACTATACCTTATCTCGACCAATTCAAAGACGAGTCTATTGAATACAATAGCTCATGGTTAGCGCGCCTAAGATATGCAACAGCTGTCACACATCTAAGCATGGCATTAAGCTTTTCGATAGTTAATGATCGAAAGCGAGATGTAGCTTCCTTCGATATTTTCGAGGAATCGATGAGACTGATGTTTCGTCGTAAAGTGCGAAACCAAATCAATAACGTGGATCCAAACCATAAAATATTTATGATTATGGAAGAAAATGCAGAGATTATACAATTGATGCATAATATCTATGATCAGGATAGTCTAGATGATAAATATCTGACTCTGGCTTGTTCCACACTTGGAGAAGAGTTTCTTCAAGGTGACTTATTTGATTGTCTCTATAACCTAGGGACAGTGAGAAAGACGTTGATCTTAGCTAAGACCAATCCAGAAATTGATTTGAGTCAGGTCTTTCCTGACTTCAATATGGAGATGTCTAGAAAACTGATTCAGTTTTCAGAGAAATTGATGACTCGAGGCATTGCTAAGAGGCCTCGAGAGAAGGTGAGTGTGCTCAAGGGCGAAATCTCGATCTTGAGTCAGTTAGATGATATTCTTGGCATTGTACCAAGGATTAGTTCGTGACCTTCAATAGCCATACGACTACAAAAGGGGGCTGCTGTAAACAATCTCAATTGAGAAAGGCAGAAGTGACTTAGGTCCTACATGTCGGACTCTAACAGGATTGAGCAGCTCGGCGGGATATATC